CGTTTGCAGGAAATCCTCGAAGGCGTCCTTCGCGCTCCGCGTCCCGTCGAGCCATGATGAGAATGCGTCCTCGCCTGCGTCGCGAAGGTTCTCGGCCATCTCCTGCGCCGCCGTCTTCGCGGTCGCGGCGAGCTCCTCAATCTCGAGCTGCATGTCCTCGAGACGCTCGATGGCCGCAGGATCGCCGGTCGCCGCGGCGAGCTGCTGCATCAGCGGGATCAGCCGCTGCAGCTCCTCGGCTGTCTCGCGGTGCAGATCGATGATCTGGCGCCGGCCCTCCCGTTCCGAGATCACACCGGTCTGCACCTGGACGTCGATGCGACGCTGCGCGCGCGCGAGGCGGGCGAGCGCGGATTCGTAGTCACGCTCAAGCGCGTCCAGCTGGGCCCGCGCGGTCTCAACATCGATCAGCCGCCGGACGAGCTCCTCGCCCTCCCGGTCACCCTCAGCCTGAAGACGCTGCAGCAAGTCGCGGAACTCGCGCTCGAGTGCCGACGTCCGTGCGCCGATCGTGTCGCCCTGGAGCTCCGCGAGCCGCTCGCGGACGGTCGCGAGCTGATCGGCGAGCATACGCGCCGCGTCCGCCTGCTCGAGCGACGCACGACGCGCTACGTCGCCCCGCTGCCGCTCAAGCACCGTGATCTGCGCGATGACCTCCGCGCGGCGCGCCTCGACCTCCTCTGTGACCTCGCCGCTGATCTCGCGGATCCGGATTTCCTCGTTTAGCTGGTCTAGGAGGTTCCGCTGCTGAGCAAGCTGCTGGTCGATCGCGCGCGTCTCGAGCTCGGCTCGACGCCGGTAATACTCCTCGAAGCTGACCAGGTTATCCCGAAACTCGCGGTCGAGCTGATCGCGCAGGCGTTTCAGCTCGTCGGTCAGCAGGATGCCGGCCGCGCGGAGATCTGCGCCGAGACGCGCGAGCGCGGGTCTGGCGTCGACTGTCGGCACCTCCACCGGTTCAGCCTGGGCCGTCGACGCGCGCCGCGGTGTCGGCGCCTGACGCGGCGCGAATACGTCGAGCTGCGCCCGCTTCACGTTCTCAAGCTCGCGTCGCAACCGCTCGAGCTCGGCCCTCAGCTCCTCCGCCGGCCGGACGGCCAGACGCGGCGTCTGCTCGGCGACGCGCAGCTGATTCGTGATCCGGTTGATCTCGGTCTCGAGCCGCCGCGCTTCTCGCTCTAGCTGATCAGCCTGCGATCCGAACCCGATCCCTCCGGCGATGATCTCGCCCATCACCTGGACGAAACGCGTCGCATGGGCCGTCGCCGTCACGAACCAGTTGCTGAGCGTCAGGACGGCGCTCGTCAGGTTCGCGAAGGCCTCGACGGTGCGTGGGTCACGGAGGAGCTCGGTCAGTTCGTTCAGCGCGTCGGTCGCCCCGCGCAGATTACCACCCTGGCCCGTCATGAGATCGCCGAACGCGACCTTCAGCGCATCGAGCGCTCCGCCGAGCGTGCCGCGTGCCGCCTCGGCCGCGCCCCCGTATGCGAGCTCAAGCTCTTCGAGGATGATCGCTTGCGCCTCGGCGACCCGGCCGGTCTCCTCGAGCGACCGGATCAATGCCAGCTGCTGACCTGTGAACGTGAATCCCTGGCGCGCGAGTGCCGCCGCAGCCTTGCTCGGCTCGCCGAGCGCCTTACCGACCGTCTCCGCCGCGCGTGCGACGTCTATGCGCATCGCGGTCGCGAAGTCGATCGCCGCCTGCAGCGCACGAGGGAACGTCTCCTGGCCGATCTGCGTGTACGTGAGCAGGACGCCCTGCGCCGACAGGATCGCGGCTTCCGTGAACGTCGATACGTCACGGAAGCCCGCAGCCATCCGCTGCAGCTCATCCGACGTCAGCCCGATGACACCACCGGTAGAGCGCAGCCGCGCCTCGAGCTGCGCGATTGCATCCTCTTGCTCGCGGGTGTTCTGGACAACGGTCCGGAACATCGAACCGACCGTCCGGAGACTGAAGTACGCGCTGACCAGACCGACGACCTGGGTCCGCAGCCTATCGAGTCCTTGACCAAGGGCCTGCCAGTCGCGCTGCGAACGCTTCGCTTCCTCACCGGCCTCGCGCGTCTGACGGCGCAGCTCGCGCAGCGACTTCTGTATGTCCGAGAGGTCGCCCGCGATGCGTATGACGATGTCGTCGGGATTCGTGCTCATGACTCTGCGTCGAAGTACTTCAGGTACTTCTCGAAGTCCTTCCCGGTCATCTGCGACGCTCGCGCATCAAGCAGCGCGTTACGTCGGCGACGTCGTTCCGCGCGCCCGATCGCGCGCACGAAGGCGCGCACCTGCGCGACGGTGTAGCCGCGGATCTCGGTCATGGAGTGGCCGTGCTCGAGGAGAAGCTGGATGGTGTCAGCCCACTGCCATTCGTGCGCCGTGCGATCTGCCGCACGACGTCGCGCCCCTCGACCGCGAGCGTCGGCAGTAGGCGACGGACGAAAAAATCGAGGTTGATCGAGAGTACGGCCATCACGAGCTCGGCGAACTGGTCGAGCTCGGCGCCGGCGATCCATTCAGGATCGTGGCCCGTCGCCGCCGCGGCGGCCTCCGTCAGCTGCGGCGGGAAGCGCTCGAGCCAGTCGAAGACGCGCGCGGGATCGACGACCGCCGTTTTCTCGTCGTCCGCGTCGACCTCGCGCCAGAGCTCCTCGAGGACCGGTCGCGCAGCTCGCGCGAACCGCGGGAGCTGCGCGACCGTGAGCGGCCGCACCTCGATGACGGTGTCGCGATACCGGACCTGTCGGACGCGCGCGTCCTCGATGACCCCGAGCTCGTCGGACTCAACAGGCAGGGAATCCGTCACGGGACGATGTCCACCTTGAGGTACTGGCTGAGCCCCTGGCCGGTGATCGACGAGTCCTTGAGCACCTCGCCCGTGAGCGACAACTGGCCGAAGTCGTCCGCCGAGAGGAGCTGCAGGTCCTGCACCGCGCCGAGGCGCACCCGATAGATGCGGACCCGCACTTCCTTGTCGTCGCGCGCCTCGTTCCGGCCCATGAAGACGATTTCGAGCTCGGGCGGGCTGCCGGTGAGCCCCTGGATCCGGTGGTAGTCCGGGTACGTGTACGTGACCTTGATCCCGGTCCCCATCGTGTCGATGTCCGGCGCGTCTTCGAGGATTTGAATGCCGCCCGGCACCACCTCGTAATTATCCGAGCTGATCGGCTGCGGCGACGTCTCGTCCGTCGTGACCGAGACGTTCGTATAGGAGCCCGGATGGGCGAGCGGGATGAAGCCGCCCGGGTACGCAACGTGCTGTTCGTCGCTCTCGGTGCCACCGGGCACGCGGGTCGCCTCGCCGAAGAGAGCGCGCGCGAGCGTGTCGGCATTGAGCTCCCGATGGTTGATCGTGATCGACATCGACTCGATGCGGCGGATCTGCTTGTAGACGCCGCCGCCAGGCTGCGTCCGATCCGGCAGCGAGATGACGTTCTCCGTGACGCTCAGGCCGATCGTATCGACGAGGCCCGGCCACTCGAAAGGTGCATCTCCGCCCGCCAGGCGCGCGTACACCTTGCCGCTCACGAAATACGTGTAATCCGTCATGGGTTTCTCCTAAACGCGTCTCGTCTGATCGTCGCGTAGCGTCTGATAGGCGACTTCGTAGATCTGGGTCGCCGTCAATCTGTAAATCTCGAGATAGATCGGCCGCCGCTCGGTGCCGCGCTCGCGCACGTAGTGCACGAGGCCTCCGAGCCGCGACCGCCCGAGGACCTGCGTCGCCCACGCGAGCATCGGCTGCACGGTGCGGTCGAGCTCGCCGACGTTGTCGGTCACGCCGACGCACTGCACCGCGACCGCCAGTCGCCGGCGTGCGAGCGGATCCGCGTTGCTCCCGGCCCGCGGCGGGTCGAGCTGCTCGTCGCCGAGGAACACCGCCATCCGCGGTTCCCTCACGATCTCATCGGGAAACGTTCGGCGCGCCGTCACCTCGGGCACGTCCGTCGGCCGGTGCGTGTTGAGCTCGGCGATGATCTGGTCGAGGATCTGGATCGCGAGGATGTCGTCGCTCACAGGATCTCTCCGAGCACGAGCAGCACGCGCCCGGAGCCGTGCGGCTCACTGCGCTGGTATCGGAACGTCCCCTCGCCCTCGATCGTGACCTCGTCGACGTCTGGCAGCAGACCCTCCGGCACGTCCTCCGCGCGGCAATCGAACACGTTCCGTGCGCCCGGCACGCCCTGCTCGCCGGCGCCGTCCTCGACGAACGCGCGCCGGTAGTAGCCGGTGATCGTCTTGCCCTGGATCGTCGCCGTGTCCGTGAGCCCATGACGGCCGAGCACACGCGCGACCGTCGCATCGATGGTCGCCATCGTCTCTTTCGTGGACACCGGTCAGCCTCTCCGCGCGATGTCGGCCGCGATCGCGGCGAGCTCCTCGGGCGGTGGCACGATGTCCGTCGCGATCGGCACGTACGGCGCGCCGTCCTTGACCCACGTCCACGGGAACGCCGACGGGAACTTCGGCGGGTAGAGCGCGACTGTCGGCGTCATGAAGTGGTTGCCCAGGATCGTCATGCCCGAGATGATCCCGACGAGCACGCGCGCGCGCTCGATGATCCCAGCGACCTCGGGCAGCGTCGTCGAGTCAAGCAGGTCCTCGACGGGAGCCGAGAGACGGGCCCGGAAGCTCGCGTCCCACGACTTGCCGATCAGCGTCGGCGGCTGACCGAAGCGTTTCGAGAGTGCCACGATGAGCCGGTCCCAGTACGCCGGCCCGAGGTTCGGTGCCCAGCTGTTGTTCACGCCGTCGCTCGACACGTACACGACCACGCGCTTATCGGGCCCCGGCGCGGTGCGCACCGCGAACGACAGGTCGAGCTCGAGCTCGGGCATCCACTCGCGGAGGTGCCGGCCGGTATCGACGACCGCGTTCGGCCAGAACACACAGTCGACCCGCGGTTGCTGCGAGCCCGAATTGCCGAGTTGCCGCCATGGGCGCGCCGTCGTGCCACGCGGCGCGACCCGCTCGGAGTAGCCCGTCGAGAGCGCCTGATTGTCCGGCCGAAACGCGTAGTCCTCGGCCGCGTTGACGAAGTCGACCATCGACGCCCAGTCGTGCGCACGCGGCAAGTGCGTCCGCTGGATGCACAGCGTGACGTGCTCGGCCTGACGCGCCTGCCGGAAGGCCTGTAGCTTCGTGAGGCACCAGTAGACGTCGCCGACGCCCGACGGCACTGCGATCCTGAGCCGAGTCACGATTGCTTCTCCACGACGATCAGATGCGCACTCCGATCGCGACGATCTTCCCGGGGATCGGCTTGTACGTGATCACACGTATGATCCCAGCCCGGTGCAGCATCGAGCAGAGCGCCTCGGTCGTGAAGTACCAGATGTGCTCGAGCT